CCAACGATGAACTTGACACTCTTACCACGCTATGACGATTCTACACACAACCAACGAAGGCGCACTCTTAATGGCTGACAACGGCGATACTATTTGGGTCAGTTTGGAACAACTCGCAACGCTGACGACCCTCTAATGGCTACCTTCCGCAAGTACGCATTCCCCAAGCAGGCCGACGCTGACAAGGTGCTGGCTCTATGCACAGGCACGACCGCTGCGGTTTCCCTCGGAGTCTTGGATGGATTTATCTGCTATGACATCCTTTGGGAGAGCGACGCTCCCGAAGATGCCACCAAGTACGAAACTTGGCCCGAACCCTGCGGAGTTCACTCCTTTTTCGGATGGGATGAGCAGTACACCGAGGACTACAACGCTCATCACAACAATGAAAGCAAAGAAGTCTCCGAGTAAGATTATGGTTGATGCCCCAGAGGGGTACCACTGGATGAACCAAGGTGGTCGTTTCTACCTAATGAAGCACGATGGGGAGTTTAAGCCTCACAAGGGGGCTTCGCTGAAGATGCCATTTAAGGTCATCACTAGTCATCAATAAAGATAGGGGCCTTCCCTTGCATCTTGCTGTAAAGCTTGTGCACCATGTACCTACCCTTCTGTGAGAGGCAGTACCTCGTTCGAAACCTTTGGTTCTCCTCAATATTGAATCGCTGCCTATCCTCGTTGGAGATATCCCCGTGCTTCATGTAGACGAATAGCAGGCCTTGCCTTACAAGCGGGTCTATGTAGTCCTTCCTCATCGTTTCAACACGAGACAACCCAAAGGTCTTGCAGATATAGTAAGCGGTGAAATACTCAAGGTCGTAAACGAAGAGCATCATCTCAAGCTGAGACTGGCTCACCTCGTAGGCCTTTCTAATGTCCTGGCAAGCCAATCTGTAGTATTTCATGTAGGTGCTACCAATCTTGGACTTATCCGCCTTGGCATACTCCTTGATGTTCATCACGGTCCCCCGCTTCTTGGGTATGATTTTCTTGCGTGGCATTTAATTGTATATTTGTGCAAATTTAATTCAAATGAAAGAAAAAGACATCAAATCCTTCTCCAAGGAGTTCAAAAGGATTAACAACGAAATCAAGTCACTGCTTATCAAGTACGGGGCTACGGATGATTCCTTCTACGTTGTAACCGTTGGCATCAAGCAGGGTGACTTCATGATTTCAGAGGAGGAGCGAGTTCAAAACTCGATTGACGGAATTGACAACTCCGAGCGTGTTGACGTATTCTACGCCACAAACGTGACGGATGAGGAGGTTCTTGAGGAAATCCTTGACGGGGTTTACGAAGCCTACAGCGCTGAGATAATTGAAGACCGCAAGAAGCAAATGCGTTCAGAGCCATCGCCCCCAGAAAAGGGTAGCACCACGGCTGATTATTGGATTAACTTGAACTAAAATGATTCGTAAGATTATCATTGGGGTCAACCCCAAGGACGCTATGGCCTACTTTATAGGCATGGCAGCAGGTGGCGGTCATGTCGTTGCCATCGAGGAGCATGACTCTGGGGATAGGTTTGATGTTTACATCGAGAACTCCGAAGGTACGCTCCATTGGAAAACTATTAATAAAATGCCTGTAATCGTTGAGTATGACTGCAAATTCTGATTTAAAACCCGTAAACGACTTCCTTGTAAGGCTTCCGAAGAAGTTCAAGGATACCTTCACCATGGCTGGTCAAGAGTTCTACCTTGAGAACAAGTTCCGTGAATTTGAGAACAGGTACTGCTACGGGGAGGTTGTTGGTATCCCAGAGAAGCACGATACACCAGTGAAGGTCGGTGATACGCTGTACTTTCATCACCATGTGGTTCTTGACAAGCGTGCAGAGATAGAGAAAGACATCTACCTTGTTCGCTATTCAGTACACGGTGGTCATGCCACACAGGCTTATGCGTACAAGCGTGACGGGGTTATCAGATTGTTTTCGGATTGGGTCTTCGTACATATCGAGAAGAAAAAAGAGGATAAAACGTCCTCTGGCATCATCTTGCTACCTGAAGCTGTTAAGAAAAACGTCGCCACGGTGGCCTATGACTCCGATACGCTTGAGCACTACGGCATCGCTAAGGGGGACACGGTTGTTTTCGCAAGGGATGCTGACTATGAGATGGAGTTGGACGGTGAGACGGTCTATCGTATGCGAATAGACGACATCCTTTATGTCGAAAAAGCGTAAATTCTCGACGGTAGAAGCAGCTGAAAGCCTCCTGTTGTCGATGGAACACGCCATTCACAACATGATTGAAGAGGTTCGCAAGCCTGTTTCACCCGATTTGACTGGTGCGGCAAGGAAAGCTGAGCTGTCATCCATCAAACAAACTGTTGTCGACGCTAGAGAACTGCTCCAAGAGAGGCAGAGGATTGAGGATATGATTATAGCACTGAAGGATAAGGGGGAAATTGAGGATAAGACGGACTATTCCAGCGGGTTTGCTGAGCAATTTGCGAAATAATGGCTGGTTTAAAGAATATCAAGGGCTTCAAGTCAGAGGTCATCAATATCTGTCCCCAGGATACGAGCGGGGATGTTATTGAGATAGCCGAACTCATCATCCAACTACCGAAACAGCCCGAAAAGAGCAAGATTCTCTTCAACGGGAAGCCCAAGGCTCAGCAGAAATGGGAGCGTATAACCCCACCGAAGGAGCTCATGAAGATTCGTTCGATGGACGAGTGGAACGAGCAACCCAAAGAGTTCAAGGACCGTTTCACCCCCTATATCGCTGAGGAGTTTAACAGGCGTAAGAACGGGGTTTGGTTCTACAACAACGGGGAACCCACATACATCACTGGAGACCACTATATGTTGCTCCAATGGAGCCAGATGGATATCGGTTACGGTGGCTACCTAGACTTCCAAAGAAAGCTTTACCTCCATGCGGAGGCTTGTTTTGTAGACCAACGTTGCGTTGGCCAAGTTTACGTCAAGTGCCGTCGTAGCGGTTATACGAACATCAGCTCCTCCATCATCGTTAACAAGGGTACACTCGTTTCTGACAAGGTTCTTGGGATTATGTCCAAGACTGGTAAGGATGCTCAGGAGAATATCTTCATGAAGAAGGTACTCCCGATGTACAGGAGCTACCCATTCTTCTTCAAGCCTATTCAGGACGGTACAACGAACCCAAGGGTTGAGCTTGCTTTCAGGGAGCCCGCCAAACGCATTACGAAGACCAATAAGACCACCACAAGGACGGAGGCACTAGATACCATCATCAACTGGAAGAACACGACCTCGAACGCCTATGACGGTGAGAAGCTATATGTGCTCTACCTCGACGAGGCTGGGAAGTGGGAGAACCCGATGGACATCACGGAGGTATGGCGAATCCATAGAACCTGTCTCATCGTTGGTAAGAAGGTCGTTGGAAAGGCACTGATTGGTAGCACCGTGAATCCCTTAGACAAGGGCGGTGCCAACTTTCGAAAGCTCTATGTTGACTCCGACCCAACAGATAGAAATGAGAACGGTCGCACGAAGAGCGGTCTCTACAGGATATTCGTCCCAGCCTACGAGGCCCTTGAGGGGTTTTTTGACGTTTACGGGATGCCCATTATTGAGAACCCAAAGTCCCCCGTGATGACCATGGACGGGGATATGGTGTCGATTGGGGCTAAGACCTACCTCTCAAACGAGCGCAAGGCTCTTAGCAAGGACGGCTATGAGCTAAACGAGGCTATACGCCAGTTCCCATGGACGGAGGATGAAGCCTTCAGGGAATCAACCAAGTCCTCTCACTTCAATATCGGGAAGATTTACGAGCAGATTCAGTACAACAGGGAACTCTACCCAGACCCGATTGTGCGTGGTAACTTCGTTTGGAAGGATGGTATACCCGATACGGAGGTCCTTTGGTCCCCAGATTCAAACGGTAAGTGGAGGGTTTCTTGGCTACCGCCAGCACACTTAAGGAACCTGAAGTCTATCAGGAACGGCAAGTTCTACCCCATGAACGAGCAGATGGGATGCGGGGGAGTCGACTCCTACGACATTGACAATACGATGGACGGTAGGGGCTCTAAGGGCTCCTGTCACCTATTCAACAAATTCAACATTGAGCACCCATCCAATGTTTTTGTTGCCGAATACGCAGAGAGGCCACCTCTTGCGAGGATTTTCTATGAGGACGTTCTCCAGGCTTCCGTATTCTTCGGATACCCACTTCTCATTGAAAACAATAAATATGGGATTTTCAGATACTTCGAGGCACGAGGATATGACGGGTTCATCCTTGACCGACCAGAACATCTCAGGGCTCCACATAGCAATGCAAATATAAAAACTAAGGGCATACCCTCTAATAGTCAAGACGTTATCCAGGCGCACGCTCAGTCCATAGAATCGTACATCCACGAGCACGTCGGCATCCACGACGAGACGGGGGAGTACGGGAGGATGTATTTCGAGCGCACGCTGGAGGACTGGATTAACTTCAAGGTGGATGACCGTACCAAGTTCGACTTAACCATCTCTTCGGGACTTGCCCTTTTGGCAGCTCAGAAGTACAAGCAACCCATCAAAAAAGCCGATTTGTCAGATAAAGTCTTCTTCAGAAAGCACAAACCTATAATCCGCTGATTATCAGCGTTTTCTAGTATATTTGTAGCCAAACTGACCGAGCGAAACGCATGGCAAAAGACTTCAATTTCCCATACGGGAATTTCCCAAACCCATTAGTTCCAAGGGAAGCCAAGGAACAAAAGGCTTACGGGTTAAAATACGCAAAAGCTATTGAATCCCAGTGGGGAAGGACGGAAGAGCCGCAGAGCGTTTTCGCAAGGCGCTTTGGGGAGTTTGAGAGGAACAGGGACTACGCCAACGGTACGCAAGACGTATCCATCTACAAGCAGATTCTTACATCTCTAGACCCCAACAACGGGGATGGCTCCTTGCTGAACCTAGACTGGTCTCCAGTCCCCATCGTGCCGAAGTTCGTCCGTATCGTCGTCAACAAGATTCTTTCACGCAAGCCTTACCCGAACGTGGAGGCTGTTGACCCTCTATCCATCTCAGAGAAGGAGGATAAGAAGGCGAAGGTTCGCTTCGAGATTAATAACAAGGAGACGATTGCCATGGCCAACGAGCTTGGCATCAACACAGGGGTGGACGTTGAAAAGCTCCCAGAGACCCCAGAGGAGGCTGAGATTTTCCTTGAGAGCAATGTAAAGACCAATGCGGAGATTGCATCGCAGATTGCAGCTAATCTGACGCTTGAGTGGAACGATTTCAATGACGGTGTGCTAAGGCGCTGCGTCAACGACCTCGTTGCAATCGGCATGGCTGTAACGAAGCGAGACAACGACCCGAACTACGGGATTTCCACGAACTATGTGGACCCGTCTTATTTTGTCCATTCCTACACAGAGGACCCGAACATGGCTGACCTCTCCTACGCTGGGCACATCAAGCGCATCAGCATTCAGGAGCTAAAGCGTTTGGCTGGGGACCAACTAAAGGAGGAGGATTATGAGAAAATAGCTAGAGACGTTCAATATAAATATTCGAATGTCCCTGGGCGTATGAGCTTAAGCAACTACGACAGATACAGCCAGCGAACTGTTTACGGGTACGATGAGTATATCGTTGAGGTGCTTGACTTTGAGTTCTTGTCCGTTGACGATATCTATTACGAGGGGAAGGAGTCTCGCTTTGGTAATGTAGGGTTCTACTACAAGGGGAATACATACACCCCGCCTCGTGACAGCGTATACGACAGGAAACCCTATAAGATGTCTTACACCACGGTTTACGGGGGTAGCTACATTGTAGGTACAAACATGATTTACAACTACGGGTTGAAGAAGAACATCCCTCGGAATGTCCATGACATCACCCGTGCAAGGTTGTCTTATAGCGCTGTGGCTGTTAACCTTCGCAGGTTGCAACCCAAGTCCATGGTTGGCTCGGTCATCGGCTTTGCCGACCAGCTGCAGATTACGCACTTAAAGATTCAGCAAGCGATTGCGAAAGCCAAGCCAGATGGTTTGATTATCGACGTTGAGGGGCTAGAGAACGTACAGCTCGGTCAAGGTGGGGATTTGCAGCCATTGCAGATTCAGGATATCTACGAGCAGACTGGTATCTTCTACTACCGCTCCAAGAACCCAGAGGGTGGTTTTCAGAATCCGCCTATCCGTTCGATTGAGAACCAGATTAGGAATATCAACGAACTTGTTAATTTATACAACCACTACCTACGCATGATTCGTGATGCCACTGGTATCAACGAAGTCGTCGATGGGTCTACACCGAAGGGCGATGCGTTGGTTGGAGTTCGTCAGCAAGCTATTGAAGCGTCTAACAACGCTGTCTATGATATCACACACGGAACCTTGGTTCTGTACAAGAAGGTTTGCGAGGACGTTATTCGCTGCTTGCAGATTATGCCAACGGATTCCGTTATTTACAAGGTTTACGAGAACGCTATCGGTAAGTCCAATATGCAGGTGCTCTCGTCTTTCGCTGACCTACCGATGTATAACTTCGGTGTTCATGTGGTCACAGAGATGTCCGATGTTGACAGGGCTTACCTAGAGGCAAATATTCAGGCTTCCTTGGCTCAGCGTGAAATCGACCTTGAGGACGTTATCGCAATCCGCAAACTGAAGGATGTGGACCAGGCAGAGCGTTTGCTCCTCGTTCGTAGGAAGAAGCGCATCAAGCGCAACCAAGATATTGCAGCGCAGAATAGCCAGATGCAAGCCCAAGCGAATCAGCAGACGGCTATGGTTACATCACAGGCTAAGATTCAAGAGCTTCAAGCAGAGGCTCAGCTTGTGGCACAGAAGATTCAGTTAGAGACCCAATCAAAGTCCCAGCTGTTGCAACAGGAGTATATGTTGAAGATGGAGCTTGCGAAGGTCGAGGCGGAGATGAGGGGCATGATTGACCAGGGCGATAAGGCTTTCCGTCAACAGCTCGAACAGACCAAGGAGCAAGCCAAGGACGAGCGAATCCAGAAGCAAGCCGTTGAGCAATCCAAGCTCATCAGCCAGCGCAAGGGCGAGCGTGGAGAGATTAAGCCAGAGAGCGAAGAACTGATGGAGGCAATTTTGGGAGGACAACCACAAATGACAAACAATGAGCAAGCTTAACTTAGATTTATCGCAGCGACTTGATATTACCTGTAGGAAGGGTGATACGTTTAAGATGCAGCTCCTTGTAAAGGACTCAAACAATGTGCCAGTCAATGTATCTGGCTCTATTTACAACTATAAACTAGAAGTCAGAGAGACGGACACATCTCCGACTGCCATAATCCCAGCAAGCGGTTTCATCTTCAACGGGGACGCAAGCGGGAATTTAACGATAGAAGCCTCTGCTACGACGATGAATGTTGACTCTGGTTTGTATGTCTACGACCTTCAGACAACGATTATCGCCAGCGGCTTTGTTCAAACTTGGTTCTATGGGTTGTTCAACATTCACGAAGACGTTTCTGTTACATAATGAGCTCTAACAAAATAATCGTAGTTAAAGAATCAGCTAACAGTTTGGCTGTTGGGCTGCCTATCACTCAAGAGACGCTTGAAAGCGTAACCTCAAGGGGTAACACAACGGCTAACGGAATCTCGGTTGGGAGCATTGTTGCCCCGACGGCTTCTGGGACATCTCTAAACTTTACGAACGCAACGGTTTCTGGGCTTAATGCTTCGGGTATTACAGCGAACAATGTCAGCGGAACTTCTATAAGCACGGTTAGTGCAACAATTACCGCTGTTGAAGCATCCTCTGTCGTAGCTAGCAGCGTTACTTCAACAAACGTAAGTTCGACTACAAATGCATCCGTATCGGCTACAACCAATCTTTTAACGGTTGGGACACCTTTAATATCTACCGTCTTAGACGGTCAATCTATTGAAGTATTATCTAATTCAGGTACTGGTAATATACCATCGATTAGGTTTAGAGACACGGATACAAGTTCTATACAATTTCAACCAATCGGGCAGATTGAGTTTGTTTCAAACGACTCAGGAAATCAAGGCATAAAAGCTTTAATAGAAGCCATTTCTGTTAATACCAACGGAGACGCAAATCTCCAATTCTATACAAAGAGCGGTGGTGGTACTTCTGGGCCAACGGAACGCCTAAGAATCAATTCTTCGGGAAATGTATCAATAGGTGCATCTGGTAATGCTACCGATAGGCTTCTTGTTAGTGGGAATAGCAATTTTGACGGGGATATGAATGTGGTTGGGGGTATTGACACATCGGGAAATATTACCATACGGAAAGGAAATCCACGACTTCGATTAAGGGATATTAGTGGAGGAGGCCACTCACAAGGATTTGATATTCATGTCAGTACAGCTAGATTTTATATTGATGATAATACGCACAACTTAAATATTCTCGACTTTAACTTTGACGAACCATCATCTGGTCATACATTAACATTAGGAACTAATAAGTTTGTCATCGCTAACGCTCCTAATGGGAACTATAACCCATCGGCAAGCGTTACTGTTGACGGTAGCGGGAATGTAGCTGTTGGTCTTTCTGGTACAACGCATCGTTTCCATGTAAGTGGCTCTTCTGCATTCAGTGGCCCAGTTGTTGCAACGACTGTTAGCGCAACCAGCGTATCAAGCACAACGGCTAATATTACAACCGTCAGCTCTACGACTGTTAATTCCACAAACGTAGTAGCGACTGGAATCACGGCATCAACGGTTAGTGCGACAACGATTTCTGCAAGCGGTATCACAGCATCAGGGATTACGGCATCCGTGAGTGTAACCACTAGTGGAATTACCGCTAGCGGGATTACAGCTAATTCAGTTAATAGCACAAACATTTCAGCTAGTGGTCTTACTGCAAGCGGAGTTACGGCTAATTCTATAGGCTCAACCTCTGGTAGCATAAACTCATTAGTCGTTAACAGGGTTATCCCATCTGGGACAAGCGTTCTCGTTAGCGGTGGGCTCATTGTAGGGCCAGCTAGCGGGGCTATTTTCAACGCTTCAGGTCATCTTGGGATTAACGTATCACCATCTGTCCCATTTCATGTAAGCGGTTCTGTTAGATTGGATGGACAGACCACAGCAATACCTCCAGCAGATACGACAGTTGTAAATGCTTGGCTTTCAATAAACATAAACGGAACACCGTATAAAATACCACTCTATGTTTAAAGACCTCTTAGGAGTTATCGAAAAGTTTACAAAAGAACCCATCGCTGGGATGTTGTTCTTCACAATTATATGTGTTGGGTATCTATACCTCGACAATAAGACGAACTATCAGCAGCAAATCGTTAATTGCGGGAACAAGGTGGAGGCTCTTGAGCTAAAAGTTCAAGCTCTTGAGTATCGTCTAAGGGTTAGCGATAGCTTGCTTGTTAGAGCTTTGACTAAGTTAGAATCCATAAATCAACAATAATGAAGCGTATCTTCTTAACCATCTGTTTGTCGTTCACTGCTAATTCATGCTATGACGAGCGAATCATAGCCAAGCAGAAGGAAGCGAAAATACTTGACTCAAGCCTTTCCGTGGCTGACAGCATCGCAGTAAAGCTTGACCATGTGATTCACGAGCTAGATAGCAAGCAAGTCGTTTATACGAAGAAACCTAGCGCACGACTGAAACAGCTTGAAAAGGAGAACAAACACCTCAAGGATAGCATCAAGAACCTTCACGAATACTTTGTAACCGACCCCATTGATGGAACAGCGTATCAAAAATCTCATTAAGAAGCACGGTTTAGCGGGGGTTAACAAACCCAAGAAAACACCGAGCCACCCAACAAAAAAGGGCATTGTCCTTGCGAAGGAGGGTGATAGGGTGAAGCTTATCCGTTTTGGAGACCAGAACATGGGCCACAATTACAGCCCAGAGGCTCGTAAGGGGTTCAAGTCAAGGCACGCTAAGAACATTGCTAAGGGCAGAATGAGCGCAGCCTATTGGTCGGATAAGGCTTTTTGGGGAGGCGAAGGAGCTGACAAGAAGATGCCACCTAAGTCTCAGAAATACACCAGAGGACTGAAGAAGTATGCAGAAGGTGGTAAGGTTGCTACTAAGTCAAACACGCCTCTATGGAAGCGTATCGTTGCATCGGTGAAGGCTAGCTCCAAGGGAGGGGATGCTGGGGAGTGGTCTGCGAGAAAGGCTCAGCTAGCTGTTCAGCAGTACAAGAAGTCTGGTGGCGATTACAAAGGCCCCAAGAAAGAAACAAGCTTGTCTAAATGGACAAAGCAAGACTGGACGACCTCTTCTGGTAAGCCATCGGAGGGTAAGCGTCGTTATTTACCGAAAGCCGCATGGTCTGCTCTGTCTTCAGCGCAGAAAGCAGCGACCAACAAAGCGAAAGCAAAAGGTGAT